TCAAGAAACAAAAAAGTCAAAATACATCGTTCCAGAAGATTTTTCATAGACGATACGATCCACGATGGAGCGGAGCAGAAGTCCCTTCTTCTCGGCCGGCTCCTCTGGATTTTTCAGAATATCATTAATATTTTTTATTTCTTCCCGGAAATCTTCTTTCGAGATTGTTTCCGGCAGGGCGGCGGGCGTAAGCACGCGGTCCAGTTCTTCCTGCAGGCTCTGCCGTTCTTCGGCGAGCCTTTTTTTATTGGCTCCGTATTCCTCCAGTGTATCAATTCCGTTTTCAAATGCCATTTTCACACGGGATTCCCGGACGGACAGGTGTGCCAGAGCCTGCTGCAGCCGCTGGATGGTTTCATCGTCTTCCTGCTCCTGCTTCCGGTCACGGACGGTGAAAGAGAAGTCCGCACCGGCGAGGATATCATCGAAGTAGCGGTAGACGGTTCGCTCTGCTTTGGCAACTGTGATCGAGTTGGAGCCTTTATGGAAGCCTTTTGCGTATTTCCAGCATTGAAAGTACGGACAAGATGTGTTCCCGGCCGTTACCGTCATCGTGGCGCCGCAAATTGGGCACTTTAAGAGACCGGAGAGCCAGTGGCGGCAGGTTGATGGGTTGCGGCTCTTAGGAGAACGTCTGCGGGCATCCATGCGCTTGATACGCTCCTGATAGCGTGCCGGATCCAGCCGCGTCTCGTGTGTGCCGTCGAAAGAGATCCCGTTCCAGACCACGGTACCAGCGTAGAAAGGATTACGCAGTACACGTTCGATCGAGCGGCGCTCCATGAGATTTCCGCGTCTGGTGCGGTATCCAAGGTCATTGCATCTGCGGGCAATTGCTGTCGGGTCAAGATGCTCGAAGTCGTACTGATCCATGATGTACTTGACAATCTGGTATTCTGTCTCATCGATGACAAATGGTTTGCCGCCGCTCACGGCCCGATATCCGAGACATGGCGTTGCCTGGTAGCCATGCTGCAGGGCTTTTTCCTTCATACCGCGCAGGACTTCACCGGATAGACGGATCGAGTAGTATTCGTCCATCCATTCGATAATACGCTCGATCAACGTACCGAACGGGCCGTCGATCAGTGGCTCTGAGATACTGATCACATCTACATTGCTCTTTTTCAGCAGTGATTTGTAGACGATGGATTCCTCCTGATTACGGGCAAACCGGCTGTATTTCCAGACCAGGATCACGTCGATCGGGTGGGAGTCCTGCTTCGCAAGGGCGATCATCTCCTGAAACTTCGGCCGCCGGTCCGCATGCCGGCCAGAGACGGATTCCTCGAAAATGAACTCTTTTGCAATGACAATCCCGTTCTTCTTCGCATAGTCCAGGAGCAGACGCTGCTGCGCATCCGGAGAGAGTTCTGTCTGATCCGCGGTGCTGACGCGGATGTAGAGAGCACCGTTTTTAAGTGCTGACATAATATCACCTTCTTCAAATTTTCAATTTTGGGTATGAGAAAAACACCAAAACAAACGTTCTGCTTGTCTGGCGTTTCCGAAGATGATACAATATGTTTTGCGAACTGGTATCATTCTTCGGAATGTTACTGAGCCGTCCTGGTGTTGGCGCACCGGGGCGGTTTTTATTTTAATAAATTACTGGGAAATTGTTTGAATCTTTGAAATTATTGGTAACGAGCAATCTGAAAAGATCTAAAATAGCACCAATCAAAAATCCACCGCAAGTAATTGAGAACAAAAGTCCCTTTTTAAATTTTCCAACATAAAAATTACATGCACCGGAGAAGAAAGCTAAAAATCCGCCAAGCCCAATAAGAAAATCAATATTTGATTCGCCGCCAATAATCATTACTATCATTGCAACGAACGGAATGAGGGTAAGTTTGATACAAGTTGATTTCTTTTTGGGACTTGCTACAGTATTTAAACCCTTCAGTCCTTCTTTAATACCTTTTCCCAGTTTCTTTCCATATTCAATTGTTTTTGGCGAATAGCCACAATGCGGACAAGTGGTAGCTGTATCAGAAAATTCTTTGCCACATTCAGGACATTTGATTAATGCCATGATGATTCCTCCTTTTTCTTTTGCAGAATATATTTAGGATATAACATCCCAATTATATACGAATGAAGTGTTGAAAAATTACACTTTTATTTTAAAACGCCGTGCAACATCCGCTACGGCGGATTCTACTTCCCCTGGAGCGTAGGAAGAGATATTGAGCAGAACTTTTTGCTCCATAAACCCATATGCATTCCGTTCGTATGTGATTTCCTCTACTGAAAAACTGAATTGTTGACCTTGAGCGGATAAACTCAGAAATTCTGGAACAAGGTCTTTCTGACAAACGCCCAGAAGCTGATGATCGAGGTCGAAAATCCAAATAGCATGCTGTTCAGAACCAAATGAAAATAAAAGAGGATCGCAGCATTCGAGTTTTCGAATGGCACTTTCCTGAACGCCGCTGCAGGGTTCTAATTGTTTAAAAAAGGATTTCATTTTTTACGCTCCATAAAAATATAGAATAATTTTTTACTCTTTGCAGATAATATCCGCATGAAAATATTAATATCAGATATCATTTACAGTAAAAAATTATCATATCGCCAAGTGTCGTTGCTGACTGGAATACCGAAGTCTACAATAAACGACCTGTGCAACGGCAAAATGCCGAGACTTGACGTCCTGGAGCAGCTGGCGAAAGGGCTGCATGTAAGAATCCAGGACTTGTATGATAGTCCGTACAAATAAGTGTCCGGGATTTCGGACAAATTCCAAAAAATACTAATTTTTACCCCTCAGATCCGTATTATTTACAAACGGAAGAATGTTCGAGAAAAATGTTGAAATCGAACAAATGTTCGTATATAATAAAACCAGATCGGAGGGATGTACATATGGAATACAAAAAACTTATAATCGAAATGCTCGATCATGCGAACGCGAAACAATTAAGGCTGATTTACATCCATGTAAGAGCATTATTAAGGCTGAGATGACTCAGCCTTTTTTTATTTGGATAGAATCAAGGAACTTTTCCAAAACATTCCATCCATTCTCATCTAATGCAGCCAGGCCAGAGATTAGGCGGCGTTTAAAAGAATCCTCTTCGCTCGATAACAAATTTCCGATAAAATCTTCAATTTGCTCATCTTTGGACAATTCAATAAACATATCCCCTTCGCCGGTGCGGAGCCACCTCTCGTTTACATTGTGTTGCGTAACGATCGATAAAATCATTCTGTCAGATAAAGAATTAATTCCGCTTTCTATTCGACTGATAGCGGCTTTAGTAACACCAACGGTTTCACCAAAAGCCTCTTGACTTAAGCCGAGAACAGTACGCAGCTGTTTTAAACGTTCGTTCAATGCTGTACCTCCTTCCTTTGATTGCTATCATAACATAAAAAGTAAACTTAATCAACTGGAAAATAAAAAATATGTTGACAAAATAAACTAAATATACTAAGATGTAAATGTAATCAACAAAGAAAGGAGAAAACAACATGTCAGAAAAAGAAAAAGAAATTATTGAAAAGCTCGCAGAAAAACTTCCATATATGACAGAACGAGAAAAAGGCTACTTGGAAGGTACGATCGATACAGCTGCAGCGATGAGTGAGAGTCAGAAAGCAGGCAACCTCGATGGAAAAGATGCTGGGAAGGGGTGAGAGGAAGTGCAAAGATTAAATGGACCCAATAGCGTAAGAATAATCAGTGTAATCGAAGTAAAAGCAAAACGTGGTCTTGGAATAGAAGAAGACCCAGTACGCGAAATAACGCAATACTGGGACTTGGAAGGAAATCTTCTGACTGAAATAGATCCATATCCATATGTGGCTGACGATGAGACGTATTATCAATGAGCATCTAAAAAATTAACGGCTTCAGCATAATTGAGTTCATATTCTATGTATGCAATAGCTGTTGTTACAAAACGTTTCAAATCCTGGAGATTATAGTTTTGATGTTTTTGGACATAGTGTGTTTCATCATTTCCAATCCATGCAGATGCTTTGGCTAAAGTTTTAATTTTTTCATTATCAATATAAGAATTAATGCATTTTCCTAGCATAGAAGACTCTATTTCGTTTTGACGATCTGGGTACTTAGAAATGGCATAATCTTTTACTAAAAACTCAAGAGCTTTACGATAACCCATTCCACAAATTTCAAGCAAACCAGTGGATTCTGCTTGCTCTGACTGGTTGTAAATTTTTACGAAATTTGGAGATAATTTGTTAATCTTGTCAGAAAAGGAAGTTGTTTCATGACCATATGGAATTAATCCACATAGGTCGCCATCTGATATATAACGAGAATCTCGTACAAATACACGATATTCGGCTAAAAAACATTTTTCACATTCTGAGCAGAAATAGAAAGAATACAAAGTCCCAGCATCTTCACAGCCGTAAGGCGTTGATTGATCTTTCAGAAAATAAGAATCAAGATGCCTCGGGACGATAGCGGTATGGCAACAAGGGCAATGTCTAGGAAGTTGGAGATGAAATTTTTGCGTATCATCATTGGACAAATTTCTGGCAACAATTATCTTTTTCATGTTATGTAATGTCCTTTCTAAAAATAATTGTAGTAAATTCTTATATTCAAAAGGATAGGGGGAAAGTAGGAAAATGTCAATAGAAACAGCAGAAAGAGGCGGTATAAGAAATGGGAAAATATGAAGAAGCAGGAAGAAAAGCTCTTGATTGGAATTTAGAATATTCCGGAACCGATGAAATGGCAATTCTTTCGCTGAAAGTACTGGATCTGATCGATGAGAAATCAGATGGACTTTCAGCAAAAGATGCCATTACCGTGCTCGAAGATGCAATCAATATCTATCTGCAGCTTAGAGCGTTTTAGGAGGGAACGATGAATCCAATAAGAGTGGCCATAGTCGCATTAATTGGGATAACTGTAGGAGCAGTATTAGTAAAATTTATCTGGAAAGATATCAAGGACGACCCTGTAGGTAATTTAATAGTGCCGGCAGCCACTGCTCTTTTAACAAATTTGTTGCTATGGTGGTTAGAAATGCGACGATAATCGAGGAGGTAAACATACGTGAAGAAAGAGAAGAAAATTACCATTGTCTATGTGGGCAAAGAACTTTCAAAAGAAGAAATCAAAAACTTCGAAAAAGACAACCCGGGATACCGGCTGAGCTTTGAGCTGCGGCATCCAGACTTCCCACTGTGGTTTTCAATAGGAAGTCTGATTGCGTCGATTGGACTTTTGATCCTATCCATTGTGATGCCTATAATCCGTATAATTTGGTGAAATAGATCTGGAAAAATGGCGAAAGAACAATAGACAATGCCGAAATGATAAGAGCAATAACAGAAATTATGATTGGGATCCTGCGCCATCGATTGGAAACCTTGAGGGTGTGCAGATATGCTTTTCCTGCTTCTGTGATTTTACAATAGCTCTGTTGAGTAGAAGGATCGAAAAAGATATCAATCATTTTTTCACGATGCATGAAAGTAACAATATCTGATTCTTCAGGAAGAGACTTGTATTGTTTTAGATGTTGAATTTTATGCAAAAAGTGTTGTTGCTCCTTTGAGTATTTGGACTCCATATTTACGTCTCCTTTCTTGAATACTTGGGCATGGCAGTGCCCTGTACCAAAAGAATAGGAGCAGACGTTGGAAAAGTCAATAAAAACAGCCGAAACGGCCAGCAATGGCCGTCATGCAAGGGGTGACTGCCTTGTGTCTGATGATGGCAGGTCAGGTCAAAACTGCACAAAGGAAAAAGCATAGCCGACGGGCGGTGCATACCATAAAGAAGAGGTGAGGCTTTGTGAATGAAATTATGTGTGTTACCCGAATTACAATCGGGGGGCAGCAGTATACGGCCGAGGAGCTCGGGGAAGAGAAAGCAAAAGAGATCGTCCGCCAGCGTGTGGAAGCCGCGGTGGAGTCGATCGGGTATGAAAGGACGCAGAAATGAAAGCATCAGATAAAACAGCGCTGGCGATCGGCGCGGTTGGTACATGGATTTACATCGGCGGCGTGGATTCGGATCTGTGGGGCCGCGCCGCCCTGGGAGCAGGAATGTTTCTTCTTGCGCTCGCGGCAAAGAAAATCGGCGATTATGTCGAAGCGTGCCGCGAGGAGCAGGAAGAGTGGGAAGAAGAGCGCCGGGACGCAGTGTTTGCGGCGTGGATCCGGAACGGATCACTGAAAGGATAAGGAAACGTAGAATGAAAAAAGAGAGATTGACGGTAAAGAATCCAGATGGAACATACCGGATCTGGATGGAACGCGCAGGAACCTTTCGGCTTGAGAGTCAGATGGATTCTGTTTTTGCATATGGCGACCTGGTCAACAAGCTGGGCCGGTATGAAGATCAGGACGAAGAAAAGTATAAAAAAGCATAAAACAAAAAAACAGCTCCTGCATGCAACAGGGGCTGTCGGCCGGATGGCTTAAAAATTCACAAAATTATTATAAACCATCTTGCCTTAAAAAGTCAACAGAACGGGCTCAAAACAAGCCCGTTTCACACTTGATAAAGATATTAAAGTTAGGACAGGAAGATGGGGACAAAGCGGGAAGAATACAGGATCCGGGGCGGAGATATCCTGGACATAAGGGAGTTCCATGATGGCAGGTATGGAGCGCCGGGAAAGAAACGGGAGAAAAAGAAAAAGAAAACAGAGGAGCAGATGCGCCAGGCGAATGAGCGGGAAAAGATCCGAAGATGCCAGCTCCGCCTCCTGACGTATTTCCATGAAGGCGACTGTCTGGCCACGCTGACTTACCGGCAGGACAAGCGGCCGCCAAATATGGAAGAAGCGTTGAAAGATTTTCAAAAGGCGATCCGGAAAGTGCGGAAGGAATATCAGAGACGGGGGTATGAACTGTTCTGGATCCGGAATATTGAACGGGGAACAAAAGGCGCATGGCATATCCACATCGTTTTGAACGAAATTGGGGATACAGCCAGTATTTTACAGAGTGCGTGGGGAAAAGGCGGCGTCTGGTCCTGCGAGATCAGAAATAGTCAGTTCCACGGCGAAGATTTCCGAAAGTTGGCCAGCTATATTACGAAGAATGAACACCGAATCGAACGCAAGTTGAATGGGGACATTGCCAGGCCAAGGCTGAAGGAAACGAGCTATAACACATCACGGAATATGCCCCTGCCGGAGCCGAAGACACAAAAACTCGTGCGATGGCAGGAAGAAATAAAGCCAAGGAAGGGCTACTACATAGCCGGGATGTATGAGGGCATCAATCCGGTAACGGGATACAAATACCGAAGATATACACTGATCCGGCTGGAAAGGAGGAGGACGGACTATGATGGAGACCGGCATCTACATCGAACTAAGCACAAACGTACTGCAGGAAAAAGAACGTAGATGGGGCTATGTGCTGGAGGCACCGGGCGGGAGGACAGTCTGCAAGAGTGGCACATGCAAAAATACAATGCACGGGGCAACACTCGAGGTGTTGAATAATGCACTTGGCCGGTACCGGAAAGCAAGCCGAATAACGATCCATGCGGCAGATGAGTGGGTCTTGCACATGATCGAGCATCAGCTTACCACATGGGAGCAGAACGGATTCCGGAATACGAAAGGTGAGAAGATCAGGAACGGGGAAGACTGGGAGCAGTTGGCAAAATTAGTCAAAATACATACAATCACGATCGCTCCGGGACGGCACGCGTACAGTGCCTGGCTGCAGAGCGAGATGGAGAAAATGGAAAGAGGGAAATAGGATGTTTGAGAAATTTGGGGAAATGAATTCTTATCAGGAGATCAATGAACTGGCGGAAAACCAGTTCAACGAGGGAGATATGGAAAGCCTGAAGGCAATGGCGGAAGAAAACGGAATTCCGGCGGACTTTGTGGAGATGTTCTGCGCCGGTGATCTGCCGGCTTTGTGCGATCCGATGACGGCCGCACTGGGCAAGATTGAGGTCGAGTCTGCGGAGCTGCAGCCGAAAGAAATTATGGAAGACTGGGTGGAGTACCTGAAAAGCCAGTGCATGGAAAATGAGCTGATGGCGTACAGCGTCAGAAAAAAGGGGAAATCGCTGAAAGGATGCATTGCCGCACTGCTGAAATGGTCATTTGGGAACCAGATTCCAGTCGAAAAGGAGATTTTAAAAGCCGCCGGTGTGACAGCGGGAAGAGTGACGCTGGGGATTCCGGGGATGGGAACTGCGAAGCGGATCATCTGGGAATATTATATGGGAAAGTAGGCGGAGCAGATGAGAAAAAAAGAAATTGAGAGAATCCCGTATCTCGGATTGAAGAAAATCAGCAGGAAAAAAGATGTGAAGTACATCGGAGTGACCGCGGTTAAAAACGTTGGAAACAAAAAGCACTTGTTTTTGGAGGTATACAAAAACAAGAAAGAATCCAAAATGGTGCCGGTTGTGCGGATCATCCTTACGAAAAAGGAGTTTTGGAATTATTTTCCGGAAACAGAGCAGTGGACACGGCAGAAAGTGGAGAAAGATGGTGGATACGGGAATTATATATGGGGAGAAAAAGCTGTTACATGGGAGCAGATGGAAAAAGAAAATGTCCTCCAGAGCACGGAGGATCTGGAAAGAATAAAGAAATTCTGCAAGATAAAAATACCTGTATACTACGAGGCGCGCTGGTGGCAGTACATCTACAAGCACGAGGATGATCTTGCGACCGCTGCCAGAATTGACAGAGAACATCGAAAATTCGTGCGCCGACAGGAAGCGCTGAAAGACAGGATGGCACATACCGCAAAACTTCCGGAAAAAAGAATCTTAGAATATGCGGACAGAATTTATTTCCACAACAAACACCATCTGTATTACAAAAAATATGGAAGTTGGACAAAAATCGCCTGCAGCAAGTGCGGCGGTGTAACGGATGCGCGGTGGAGAGATGGCATATCATACGAGAGCCAATTTCAGAAGCATACCGAAGAACCGCGAGAAGGAAAAAGCGGAAAATGCCCGATGTGCGGCGCGGTTGGAACGTACAAGTGCCAGGGAAAAATAAAGGGTGAATACAGTAAGAAAATCCATCTGTTCCTGGGACAGCGATACAAAGAAGATGGAGCAGTGCTGCGGTACGTGGAGATTGAGAAAGCATGGATACTGGGCTTCATCGAGGGGAACGATGGACCAGAGATGTACAATGCCGCAGAAGAACTTTCCGGCGTAGAGGTGGCAAGAGCCTACTTTGAGCCAGGGAAAAAGGTGCAGATCGACTATCATAAACGCGACTTGTACCGGAATGAAGACTTTTGGGACGACTGCAATCTATATGGACTTGCCAACATTGACATCAAAGCGGCGACGATCATGCCGGAGACTTACGAAGAGTTGAAAAATACTATATTTCGTTACAGTGGCTTAAAAGAATATGACGAACAGGCGCAGGAAGTAAATCCGATCCGGTATCTGCAGAATTATCAGAAAACGCCGCAGATTGAAATACTGGCAAAATTGGGGCTGAGTGAGATTGTGAAAGGCATCAACGAAGGGCGCACCGGAATTATTGTGGATGCATCTGCGAAAAGGTTGGATGCGTTGCTGGGAATTCGAAGGGAACGTACAAAAAAGCTTATCGAAGAAAAGGGAGATGCGCGCCTTTTGAGAGTTCTGCAGATCGAAAAGAGCCTGGATCAGCATTGGACGGAGGAGCAGGTAAATCATCTGCGGGAAACGGGGTTGGACATTGCACACATCGCATTTGTGCTGAATTACATGACCATTCAAAAACTGCTGAATCGAATTGAAAAATATGCAGGATGTGCTTATGAAACAAATTGCGGGAGAGCCGTGGCGAACATCCGAAACACGGCTATCATATATATTGATTATCTGATGATGCGGGAAAGACGTGGATACGACCTGCATAATACCGTGTACCAGCAACCGCGGGATTTGAGCGCAGCTCATAGACAGATGGTTACCGAGACAAACCGGGAAGAGGTCAAAAAACGGTTGGAAGAAACAGAAGAAAGATATGTGAATATCAAGAAGCGGTACAGGAGCTTGCGAAAAGAATATTGTTACGAGGACGCAACGTATCTCATCCGGCCGGCTCGATCAGCAGAGGAAATCGTGATGGAAGGGCGCCTTCTTCATCACTGTGTGGGAGGAAATGGCTATTTGAGCAGACACAACGAAGGAAAAAGCTATATTCTGATGATGCGATTTCGAAAAGAACCGGAAACACCGTACATCACCGTAGAAATCAACCCAGAACAGAAGAAAATCGTGCAGTGGTACGGAGAAAGGGACACGAAGCCAGATGAGGAGAATATTCAAAGCTGGCTGGATAACTATCTGAAAAAGCTGAAAAGCGGAACCATGCAGGAAGAAACCGGTGAAACACTGACAATGACAGCGTAGGAGGAAGAGATGGAAGAATATACACAATTAACCCTGGATGACTGGCTCGCAATGAAAGAGAGTCTCAAGCGGGATCTGATCGGCGTGCAGGAGAGCTTCGTACGGATCGGCTATACGCTTCGAAAGATCGAGGAGCAGAAATTATACAAAAATGATGGCTACGAGACGGTAACGGAATTCGCCAAAGCAGAATATGGTCTGAGTGCATCGACGATCTCACGATTTATGAGCATCAACAGGAAATTCAGCATTGATGGCTATTCAGACCGCCTGCGGCCGGAATATGCGCAGATGGGGAGCAGCAAGCTCTCCGAGATGCTTTCCCTGCCGGATGCAGACTTAGAAATGGTTCGGCCGGAGATGCCAAAGGCGGATATTCGGGAATTAAAACATTTCAACAAGGAGGAGCCGGTGCCGGAAGCCGCGGATTCGCTGGAAAAATTGGTGTGGAAGTTCTTCGAAGCCAATGCAGCGATCGCGAAGGAGCTGGAACAGAGCGAGGCCTATGCGGACGGCGAAGCGGAGAAAATGGTTGAGATCGTCAACCCGGCGGGAGTCAAAACGTTCCGCGCCGGGCTGTACTATATGGCGATGTACGAGAATGACATCCAGATTAAGCAGTTTGGGCAGCAACCACAGAAAATGAGTTGGGCGGAGTTCTTTACAATCGCGAAAAAAATCTTCGAGAGCGCGGAATGG